CCGTAGCGCTCCATCACAGCAATCTCACCATCGCGCCAGGATTCATAACCCTTGGATACTCTGCGCTGGACTAACTCTGTCATTGGGTACTTCTCAACAATGAAGACGTTGTAGAGCGTTTTGCGATCAACACCACAGAGTTCAGAAAACAATTCTAGCGGGATACCGCGCCTTTCATCAGCCACAAATGCTTTGATAATTCTTAATAATTCCTTTTTAGGAATAACGTCGTTCACGCACTGCCTCCATAAATACCAATCCTTTTCAAGTAATCAGATACATTCCTGCCGACCGCCACTTGCTCTGGCGTCATGTCATCAGTCTTTCTGCTCATCTCACGGGTAATCTTCATGTTGATTAGCTTAGGCTGCACCTGTTCGGCAAATGCCGCGCAAGCCAAAGCAGAGGCCATCACACGATCATCCTTGTTTCTGCCAGTTGCTTGAATGCTTGAGCCTTCACGCACAATGGTCTTCATCTCATCAATCAATTCGGTCGAATAGATCGCCATCATGTTGCGCTCAAAGTAATCCTTCATGTACGACAGCATTCGCTCTTTGGTCTGTGATGTCGTAATCCAGCCGATGCTGTTACTGATCCCGCCTAACGTATCGTTACGCCGCCAAATGTAGTTGCTCATGCTACCAAGCACGTTCATCAAGTCATACCCTTGTTGGCCTGTCAGCATAGCTGCCTGACGCTTTAGGTTTCTCAGTTCGTTGATGACTGCCTGACCAGGGCCGTTGACTTCCAAGTTCAACGTCGAGTTCTTGTAAGCGCCAGCAAGGTGGGCGATCACCCACGCGAACTGATAAGTGTTCATCTCGGGGGTAGCAAACTCTGCAACTTGCTCCATACCGTCAGCATAGCAACGGTAGACTTGTATGCAAAAGCGATCAGCCCAATCAGAACTGCCATAAGCAGGGTCTGCCCCAATAACGTAATAAGCCGTATCAACAGGTTCCTCCCATATCTTCAGGGTTGCCAAGCGTTCCGTAGACTTCACTACTTCTGTGTCTATGAAGTTCGCGCCCATGCTGTAGCGGTAGTAGTCGCAACCAATCTTCTTGGCAATCTTCATCATGTCCGTACAACGGGCGTTCGAGAAGAACGAAGTTCCCGTCATGATGAACGCATAGTCTTCTGTTGGAGGGAATTCCTGATACATCAGCGCATCATCTTTGATGCCCTCATGTAGCTTCCAGCGCCACCATGCCATTTGCCTACTGTTGATCTCTACGTCGTAGAGTTTCTTAATGTCGCGTGTCCACTCTTTTTCTTCAGGCGTTAGTTTGCCATCCCAGTAGACCTTGTAAATCTGTGAATCAGCATCGACAGAATAGAACTGGTTACGCCACCAGCCACAGAAGATTGCTCTTTGGGTTCTTGCGCGTTTCGCGGTGACGTACATATCGTGGAACATATTAAAGCCACGCGCAGTGGACTCGAAGATGTACAAACGATTCGGGTTGGTTTCAGCCAACGAAGCCAGCAGTGATGCTAGTCCTTCTTCATCACCCCAGGACGAAGTTTCAGTTCCGTGTAGAAATGTAATGGCTTTACCGCGACCAAGTGAGCCTTTTGCTCTAAGCCCCGCGACTTGATAAAAGAGACGGCTGCGATTCTTGAGTTGAAGCTGATTCCGGTTGTGGGCAAGAAGCGGTATCCGGTATTCCTTGGGTAGACCTTCCATGTACATGGCAAGGGTTGACCGGAACATATCTCGGTTTTCTTCTGTGTCTGTGGTGAGTGTGCCTTGGAGTCCATTGTGTATGAAGTGCCAGTAAAGGTCTAAAGCCAAAGAGATAGTAGTAATGCCAAGCTGCCGCCCTTTTAGGATCACAAAGAAGTGGATGTCTTCAGCCAATCCTCTTGTGATCTCATCCATCACATACGTTTGTGTGCCTAGCAGCACATCCATCTTCTTCAAGCCCTGCTCTTTGGTTTCAATCTTTAACTGTGAGCAAAACCTGTAAAACTGCGCGAGATTAAATTTCATGCCATTAGCATTTCATATTTATAGTAATCAGAAAATAAATCGTAAACCGCTTCCTCGCCTTGAATGCCTTCCATTTGCTCCTTGGTTAGCTTCCACAATACTTTGTCATCATCAATCAACTGCCTGAACCTGGCGTGATGACCAAATACCTTGGTCAAGTCCATGCCCTCATGAGGTGGGCCTAAATGTTCAAAAGAAAAGTATTTAGAGAGTTCATCAGGGCAGAACTGGATACCCACATTCTCTAACGCAGGCCGCATAAAGCAGCAGACCTGAACATCCTCATTCATCAACATAGGTTCGGCTTGTTGATTACGCATGATGCCGTACTTAGAAGGCGCTTCTAGCATCGCCTTACTGCGCAGGCTAAAGCCGCCGTTCTGCACTACTCTGATATCTGACTCACCCCACCAGGTGTACATGGTCTTGTAGAGGCCATAGGACGTTAAGGCTGCGTGTGTCAGCCCACCCACATAGTCGTAGGTCAGCCATTCATCTCGCCAGTTATCAGCGTTTAACGCCCAACCGTCGTGTTGCACGATCAAGGCATACGGCGTATCAATGTAGTGATGCAGCCCGTACAGCACAAACTCAGAATAGGCATGGTAGTCCAAGCTATGCGCGGTCAACTTCTGCGGTACATCAGCGGCTACTGCTACATTGGTGATCAGCAACTGTTTGCTGCCAGGCAGTGCTGCCGCAGTCTTCTTTAAAGCTGGCAGGGCTATCCGTCCTCGCCCATCGCCATAAATGGCAACGACCGTAATATCAGAATACTTATCGTTTGCCACCACGACGCTCCTTATCAAACTCACCTAAGTTCCAGTTAGCAATGCGATACATTGCCTCTTTGTTCCTTGCTACCCGCAACAGTTCTTTTGCGATCTTGGGTTCGTAGACCTCATTCCAGGTCTTCACTAACTCCCGCCTTTCGGCTGGCGAATAAGCGTGTGACGCCCTTCTCATCTCATTTCTGAGAACCGTTCTGGATAGCAATAACTCCTCTCGGTACTTCTCCTCAGGCGTAGGCTGATCCATTCACCACCCTTTTAATTCTCGACAACTCTGACAAGCACTCAGCCAGCAGCTTTGCCGACCTGTCCTGCTGCCGACGTAACTCCATAATCAACTCAGCCTGATTCATCTGGTGTACAGCACCCCAGTAATCATCCTGCGCCATATCCACATAGTCTTCCCTTAACTCAACTACATTCATGTCACCCTCCATACCCTAATACCATCCCCTTCTTTCCTTGCGGAAAACCGCCACCCCAACTTCTTACTCGCTCTCCAGTTGGCGTTCAGCACAACCTGCATCCCCAAACCCACTACAAAAAAGCTGTCACCCACTTCCATCTCTCCATGCGGATACCGGCTTTCTAACTTAGGCGGCATCACAACACCTCTCTCAACCATAATCTCCATACCACCCTCACTATACATACCTAACCTCCCTATCACCACATAATCATGATAGGGCAAAAAAATGACCTCCGCAAGGAAGGTCGTTTAGAAGTAAAAAAAAGCCCCTGACAACCAGGGGCGAACTCTCACCACGAGAGGAGCTTCAGCGAAGAAGCATAGGAACAAGTCAGCCCCGTCTTTCCGAGGTGTCAGTTGGTTCTATCCTTGACGCCGATTGATCGGGTCTCCAACGAAACAAAGAATAACAAAAAACAGAAAAAACTTTTGGGGGGAACCAGTTGGGGGGCACGCCAAACCACCCCCACTTAGACCAATCGAGTTCCCAAAACAACAACCTTGCCAAATAGTTACCGGCCAAGCCTTACCAGACCTTAATCAGACCATGATCAATAGCATACGCATATTAAATACCTGGTATCGATAGCTTTACCCTTACCCGATAGGAAAATGATAATGCGAGAGAGCGTGTTGTCATACTGCCATCTTACCTTTTCCGCAACTGACTGACCATATTACATATAGGACAATAACCTATAAGCTATATATATATATGTAACCATATAAGTGTCACACTGTAACAGTTACACTGTTACACAATGTGACAGTTTCTGTTACACATTAGACCTGAAAATAAAGCTTTACGGCATGGCACATAATCTGCATAATAACTACTGTAGTAATCAGTAGTTCAATCCACCAGGGAGATTAGAGAATGACTAAATCAGAATACAAAGCCGCTAGAAAGCTAATCCGTGAAAACGGAATGTATGCTTTGCATTGGATGAATCCCACTACTCAGCTAATCATGTCAGACCTGCGCTACCAGGGAAACGATATGTACGCTGACATCCAATCGTTTTTCCGGTCTTGCACTAATACCAGGAATCGCCTGCTGTATCGCAAAGCGCTTTACCTGGCACTAATGGACTAAACTTACCAGGCCGGTTCAATCCGGCCTACATTCCTACCAGGAGATTAGACAATGCAAAACATCACAAATACCGCACCAGCAGGATTCGCTTCAGCCTACCTGTATAACGACAGCGAACTACTTTCGACAGCGATTAAAAACCTGCGTACAGGCCGCTACGGTAGCTTTGCAGCTAGCATAGGTGACGCAGCTAGTGTCGCTGACTACTCAAACCGAGAGCGCATCATCAAAGCATTTCCAGAACTGTTCTGGATTGCTTCTGAACTGTAATTACTCATTCCTACCAGGAGATTAGACATGAAAAAAAGCGAAATCAAAGCGATTCAAAGCCTGGAATTGATGCACAAGCTTGGCGGGTACGAACAAAACATAGCACAAGGTTTATCGGCTCTCATCCGAGCCGCGATGACTAACAAAAGCCGTCAGGAATTGTTGCAATACGCCGAATTTTTCGGAGTAGAAAATCATCCGTCGTTTATCGTTTAAACCTTCAAGCCAGGGGTTTTCCCTGGCTCCCAACATGGGGATTAGATATGAAAAACCCTTTCAAGCTTCAATTACTTTCCGAAAACCTGCCATATCGTCCGATCTTAGGTGAATCATCCGCTAAGACAATCAAGGGTGAAAAAATCGGCTATTTAACAGCGATATGCTACCTAGTACCGGATGAAAAATTATGTCCTTTTGCCATCATGGCAGGATGTTTTGACGGCTGTTTAAAATCGGCTGGCAGGGGCTCATTTAACAGCGTACAGCGTGCGAGAGCCGCTAAAACGGCATTTTTTTACCAAAATCAGCGAGCATTTATGCTTTCCCTGGCGGCTGATATTTGGTCACATATGCGACGGGCTGAAAAGCTTGGCCTAATACCATTAGTCCGACCTAATGGAACAAGCGATATCGCTTTTGAAAACATCCTGATAAACGGAAAAACAATTTTTCAGATGTTTCCGAATGTTCAATTCTACGACTATACAAAACATCCGAGCCGCAAGCTTGCTGGCAAAACGGCTGGCAACTATGACCTTACCTTTTCATTTTCAGCGTTAACACCGAAGCCGGTATCTATCAAGGGTTTAGTCAATCCAGACAATAAACGGACGGCCGTTGTTTTCATGAAAAAAGCCGATATCCCATCAACCTTCAGGGGCTGGCAGGTTGTTGATGGCGACGATACAGATGTTCGTCATATTGAGCCGGAAAAGGTTGTTGTTGCATTGTATGCAAAAGGTAAAGCGAAAGCCGATCTAGGGGGTTTTGTGCAAATCAAGGGGAGGGATTACTAATGGATAAGATCAAGTTTCCAACGGTAAAAAAAGCCGAATTAGCAACAAGGGTTGTTTTGTCTTGCTTCAATTGTTATCAAGATTTTTTCGACCCTTACTTTTCAGAAACAAAAAATGCTAAAGGTCGCGGTAAATACGCTGTTTACTGCGAAAGCTGCGGTATGAATACTTTTTTCGATATTGAAGGGGATAAATGATGGCAACAATTACAGCGAAATACAGGGGCCGTTGCGCGGTATCGGGAGCCGCTATTCTGCCAGGCGACGTTATTGACTACAAAAAAGGTCACATTGTGTTGATCAAGAAAAACCCTGGCTCAGACTATTCCGACCTTTACGTTATAGGCAATCAGGAATTTATTCGGAATGCCAGGGGCCGTTGCGAAGATGCCCCTTGCTGCGGTTGTTGCACAATTTGAAAGGGTAAATACTATGCAAACCATCTTAGAGTTTATCGGCGGTATCTTTGCTCTGTTCGTTTTGTGGGCATTCCTATACGTTTTACTATCCTTTTAATGGAGATTCGACAAATGAAAAAACCTATCTTTAATCATAGAGAAATTATCGGCTACGCAAGTAATCCGAAGCAAGCGGAAAAAGTTATCAGAAGCAAACTACAGTCTATTCCCGATACTTTCCAAGTAATCATCAAGGAAAGAAGCGAATTGATGTGCGAAATGCTGAATTCACCCGAAGGGTTTATTTACAGCATCACAATGAAATAAAGCCTTTTAAGCCTTTTTCCTGGTTAGGGGTTATCTGACTATAGGTAACCCCTAAAAACCGCTTGTAAGCCTTTTTAATCAATTCTAGGGGTATCGCCATGCAAGCATCATTTCCAACATATCAGACAGAACAAATTGCTAGGAATTGGGGTTGTTTCCATTGTTGTAATCAATTCGATGCAGCAAACGAAATCCAGGAAACGGACTATCCGACAGGCAAATACATGATCAAATGCCATTCATGCGGCATGAATACCTGGTTTGATCTCAAATTGAATTAGCGGCCTTTTAAGGCCTTGTAAGGGTTAGCTGGTATCTTTCCATATCCAACCCTATTTTTTCGCCTTGTGGCGCGTTTTAGAGCGTTTTAGAGGCATTCCTAACATGGAGGAACTATGTCACCAGCAAAGAAGCTAGCCCTAGTGGAGAAAATTTCCCCGCGCGCGCATGATCGCAAGCAAGCTGACAAACCCACTTCAATCCTCGACCAACGATTCAGCTACCAAGGAGCCGTTGATACCGATCTCCGAGCCAGATTCAAAGCTATGGGATTCAAAACCCCAAAGCCCCAACGACCCAAGTTCGGAAAGTAACTGCTTAAATTTTAAGCACCTATATATGCTTTTATATGGGAGAAAAAATATAAAAGAGTCGACAATACTACGACAGTAGTATTGAGGTATAGCGTAATACAGTGGTACTAATATACAACTGGAATATATTCTATATAACCAAGAATCGTGCCAGCTAAGTTGTACACAGACTTATCCACAGGCTATCGGTAATAGATTCTTGATAGAAATTACTCATTGTGTATTTATTTGACGTGCTGTAAATTTCGCTTGTGCAATTTCGCACAGATTAGTTTTCACTAGGGGATTAGATATGACGTATTTGAAAGACATCAAACTTTGCGTAGAGTGCAAGTTCTACGGCAACCATGTAGGCCAGCGAGATCGCTGCGTTCATCCAGCATTAACCACCACAAGCCTAGTCACAGGCGCAGAAGATTACCCTTACTGCTTTGCCCAACGTCAGTCCATGCTAGCCGACCATTGTGGTGCTAGAGGGGCGTATTGGGTATTGCATGACGAATCTGCCGCCGAGCGTGAGAAGAAGCGCCAGGAGTTCGAAGAAGCTATGCGCGACAGTCCATTCTGAGGGGATACCATGAACAGAGATGACATTATCAGGATGGCGCGGGAGGCTGGTTTAGAGCGCATCGTTGGTGTTTATGCTGACGGTTCTCGCATTGTTGAAGTGACGAATTTAGATTTGCTTGAGAGCTTTGCCGAGCTGGTAGCAGCAGCAGAGCGCGAGCGAATTAAATGGGACAGTATCCATTCCTGCCATCCAGAATGCGACAAGCCTGTATGCGTAGCAGTCAGGGAAGCTGTAGAAGCGGAGCGTGAAGCCTGTGCGAAGGTGTGTGAATCAGCAAGATTACTGCCAGATGCGGGGCCACTATATTGCGCCTTCGCTATCCGCGAGAGAGGTGCGCCATGAAGAAGTTAATTTTCTGCCTTTTGCTAGCAAACCCCATTTTTTCCTACGCCGAGGAATGGATGGAAACCCTGAACGAAGCTGGCGGCAAGATTCTGTTCCTGTCCTTCAAGTGCGCTGAGAACGGCACAGGCAAGCAGGTACTGTCTTCCAGGCCTTCAGGATCAACAATCAAGGGCTGCTGGTACTACTACTCAAACATGGTTCATGTCATTTGGGAAAGTGGCAACGTGTCTATCTTTGATCCGCAAACATTAACGTATAGGAAATCACCATGACTAGCCCTAACCAATCTGATTTTGCTCCTGAGATTCGCGCCTCTGCATGGTGGTCTGGCGATAGCCGCAAGGCCGCTAACGGACGCGCTAGTGACGTAATCCTGGAGAAGCTAGGCAAGAAGGAGCCGCCTGATCTGTCCGGTGTTGAAGCGGTTCAGATGGGTAAAGTAATGGAGCCTACCATTGCCAGACTATTTCAGGACAAGCACAAGATCGAACTCAAGGACGCTGACTATGCACTGTCACATAAAGATGAACCGTGGCTACGCTCTCACTTTGATTACATCTCAGCAGATGGACGCATACTCGTTGAATGCAAAAATTACAACGCTGGCGTTATGTCTAAGTTCGACGAAGAAACAAACCTGGTTCCTGCTGCTGATATGGCGCAACTCATACACGAAGCTGCCGTACATAACGTCAGCGAGGTATACCTTGCAGTCCTGTTCGGCGGTCAGGCATTCCGCACCTATCACTTCAACATCACGCCAGAGATGAAAGACGACTTGATCCGGCAAATGGCAAAACTTTGGGGCATGGTAGCCACCAATACCCTGCCAACACCTGACAGCTTGGACAGCGTGAAGTTGATCTATCCAGAGTCCACAGAAGCCACCATCGTCGCGTCTGGCGCTGTCGAGAAAGCCTGTGAAGCGCTGAAAGTCTACAAGGCCAAGATCAAGGAACTAGAGGATCAGTCAGAAGCCCTTGAGGTCGCTATCAGGGGCTACATGACAGACAGGTCTACGCTAACGGATTTGGCTGGCAGAACCCTAGCAACCTGGCGCACCGCTAAGTCCAGCAGCAAGTTTGACGCAAAGCTATTCCAGCAAGCTATGCCAGATATTTACAACAAGTTTGTCGTAGAAACCCCAGGCTCACGCCGATTCCTTTTGAAATAGGAGATACGAAATGAATGCTTTTCCATGGACAGGGGCAGGGTCAGACGGAATGACCTTGCGCGATTACTTCGCAGCCAAAGCTATGCAAGGTTTGTTAGCTTCTGAAGTAAACGCCGAGATAAATACGTTTGCTAAGAAGGCCTACGAAATGGCTGATGAAATGATGAAAGCGAGGGGAAGTGATGAGTAATCTTGTTCCAGTTCAAGACATAGAGCGCATGGCTCTAGCCGTTGCCAAGTCAGGTCTATTTGGTGTCAAGACCGCAGACGAAGCTATGGCGCTAATGCTGATAGCCCAGGCAGAAGGCCAGCACCCTGCAATAGCTGCGCGTGACTATCACATTATCCAAGGCAGACCAGCATTGAAAGCTGACGCAATGCTGGCACGTTTCCAAAACTCAGGCGGCAAAGTTCAATGGGAGGACTACACAGATGAACGAGTTTCTGGTGTTTTCAGCCACCCTGCTGGTGGGTCTATTACTGTTACTTGGACTATCGATCAAGCAAAGCATATCGGACTGGTCAAGCCTAGTAGCGGATGGCATAAGTACCCTAGGGCAATGTTACGCAGCCGCTGCATCTCAGAAGGAATCAGAGCAGTGTATCCAGGCTGTGTGGTTGGAACCTATAGCGTCGAAGAAGTCCAAGACTTTGACGATAAACCGACAAAGACTGCTGCACCAGAGATCAAAGACATGGGTGCGGCAGACATCGTTGACGAGATTAAGTCAGCTAAGGCCGTAGGTGAGGATTTTTTGCCTCTGTACATTCCAGGTCAAGAGGAACCATACGACTTGGCGGAGAACTTAGACGCTTGGGAGACTATTTTCTACCAAATGATTTCAAAGGTAAAAGCAGGAAAGCTTGATGACAAGCAGAAGTTGGAGAAGCTAAAAGCATTCAAGAAGGCAAACCAGCACGTTATTGAAAACATGACACCGACAGCAAAGACCAAAGTCTTGGCAGCAGTCACTACCTTGGAGGAAGTATGAAACAGCATCAATCAGAACCAGGCAAGGGCGTACTCTTTCAGAACGATAAGAAAGCGCCAGGATCAGCACAGCCTGACTACAAGGGCGTGATCACTGTAGACAGAGATGTTAAGGCTGGTGAGCAAGTCAAGATCGCCGCTTGGAAGAAAGCCACCAGAATCGGTGAACTGATCAGCCTAGCGCAGGATAACTGGACACCCGATCCTAATTACCGCAAGCCACCAATGGAAGCGCCCTCGGCAACATTGAAGAAGCCTAGAGAGTATGACCCATTCAAGGATGACGAAGTACCGTTCTAATGGCTTCCTCTAAAACACCAACCCAACGCAGTCTTGAGTATCTGCGAGAACAAGGCTACTTCTGCGCGATAGTAGAGAAGTGGAATCCTTGGTCAAAGATACGTCAAGACCTTTGGGGATGGTGCGACATCCTGGCTATTCGCAAGAACGAAGTCTTAGCCGTTCAAGTGACTAGCACAGGTGTCGCAGAGAGGATCAAGAAGATTCAAGAATCACCCACGATTGCGCTGGTCAGAGATGCCGGTATTCGAGTTGAAGTTCACGGCTGGCGCAAGAATGTTAAAGGCAGATACGTTTTGAGAGTGGAGGATATTTCATGAACGCAGCGAACCTAACTAGGTCTGATCGCTTGCAGCGTGTGTTTAAGCTGCTGTCAGGCGGTGGTGAGTTTACTACCCTGGAGATCATCCAGAGGGCAGGTGTTTGTGCAGTCAATAGCATCATCTCGGAGTTGCGGCAGAACGGTTATCAGATCGACTGTCAGCGGCGTAATGACAAGTGGTTTTATAGGATGACAATATGAAAGTATTTATCGCAACACCAATGTACGGCGGTCAATGTTTTGGCTTCTATGCTCAGTCTTTGCTACAACTAAACAACATGATGCGTGACAAAGAGATCACCACCATGATGAGTTTCATGTTCAACGAAAGCCTGATCACCAGAGGGCGTAACGCATTGGTTCACCAGTTCCTAAAGACTGATTGCACCCACCTGTTCTTCATTGACGCTGACATACGCTTCAATCCTGGCGATGTATTCCCTATGCTAGACGCTGACAAGGACGTTATCTGCGGCATCTACCCTAAGAAAGAAATCAACTGGCATGGCGTTTCTAAGGCGGTAGACGCTGGCGTGTCACCTGATGAATTGAAGTGGCACACAGGTAGCTTTGTGGTCAACCTGGTGGGCTATTCAGGCGAGGTAACAGTGCCGGTCAATGAACCTGTAGAGATTTGGAATGGCGGCACAGGATTCATGATCATCAAGCGGGAAGTGTTCGAGAAGTTGGCAGACCAAGTGCCAACCTACACCAACGATGTCACAGACTTGGCTGGCAACATCAAGGCTGATGAGATCAAGGAGTTCTTTGCTACTAGCATCGAACCAGGCACAAACCGCTTGCTGTCAGAGGATTACCACTTCTGCCGTATTTGGCGGGAGGCTGGCGGTCAAGTTCACGCAGCACCCTGGGCGCACCTAGCGCACGTTGGAACCTATGTATTTGAAGGCGCTCTGACGCCAGCACCATAAGGAGAGATCATGTCAGAAGAAATAAAAGACAATCAGCCTAACGACATCTTTGATGCTATCAGGCGCGAGTTCAGGATGAAGAATGATCGTGAACTGTCTGAGTTCTTAGAAATCACGCCATCCGTATTAAGCAGACTACGGCATGGCAAGATGACATTCACGCCAACTTATCTGCTGGCGGTACATGATGCGACAGATTGGAGTCTGGAAAAGATCAGGGGCTACTTACCTAGTAGCACAGCCGAGTGAGCATCCTGTTTGTTGCAGGAATGCTAGCGGGAGCAGGACTGACTATTCTTATCTTGATGTTTTTCGTTTGGCTGTTTTTGCTGACTTCTTAAAGTCTGCTGCGGTGGGAGCGCCCTTGCTACCAGGCGCTCTCATCCTCTCACCACTACCTGCCTTGATCCTTGCTCTCTTGGCATTGATGTTTGCGTAGAGTCCGTCTTTCATTTGACACCCCAAAAGTAAAGGTCGTGCGCCTGATCGTTAGTAGTAAAAGCATACTGCTTGAATTCCGACAGGTCAAACGCTTCTCGGAAGTCTTGCTCGGTTAGGTTTCGGTAGTAGTCACCGCAGAAGGGCGCATCATGTGGGCTGGTGCGGCGTGTGCCATGCTCTGCCCTGCCAGTAGTCGCGCAGCTAAAGAAGACTAGACCGGATGACATCCTGATCATATTGGCAAAGGTTTTCAGCCAAGCAGGATTATGCTCAAAGCACTCGCAACTAGCGACAACATCAAAACTGCCATCAGGATAGGCGAGGTCTTCTCCTCTAGCCACCACATCAACATCGGTTCCTGCGCCAAGATCAACGCCAACATAGATACATTGCTCAAAAAATGGACGTATTGATCCATTGATGTTTAGGCTACCAACTTCCAAAACGTTCTTGCGAACAAAGTAATCAGGGAACTGTGACTTGAGGCTGGCAACGAATTCAATCTGTGCTGGATGGCTCAACGACAACCCCAACGCTTCCTGGCTGCTTTGCCACGATCACCTGTCCAGTTCCGGCTACGGGCGCAGAAGGACTTGTGACGTGGGTTAGAGGTGTCTTTGGTCGGGGCTTGTAGGTTGCTGCCGGTCTCGCGGTTGTACTTGGCTCTGCCTTTGGCGGTCAGTCCACTGCCAGCCTTAACGGATA